TTGTTTTACTTTTTCCCTCATCTAACTTATAAGTTCCATCGCCTTTTTTAGAAGTGGTTGAAATATTGAAGGAGGCCAAAACCCCTGTAAACACTGAAGCTATAAATGTTGGATCTATTTTTTGTTGAGGTATTCCTGGAATAGAAACGTAATTTAAAGTCAGGATTGCACCGCTCCACCCAAGGACTACAATTTTTATAAGTGTAGTCGTGGTGTCATCTAATCCATCTTTGAATTTTTGAAACGGATTTTTCTTTTTTGGTTCGTCAACTTTTGGCTCTACCATGCGGAAAAAACTTAAAACATTACTAATCTAATTATAAATGCACAAAAAGACTTGAAATTCCTTTCTTTAGAGGCAAAAAAGGCCATTTGTGACGCTCATGGGCTTACTATTTCGCAAATTGATAAAAGAATTGAGATTTGGAGCCTTTTAAATGATCCTGATATTTCTAAGCAAGACTTAATCTCAGCTCAACGTGCATGGATCAAAATCCAAAAAGGAGAATGGCCTAATGTTTCCTGAAATTATTGCAGCGATTATTGGTGCAACAGCTACAGTTCTTGTAATGACTGCCACCAACACTGGCAACAAAAGAGAATCTCAATTTATAGAAATTTATAAAAGACTAAACAAAATTGAACAAGATATTGCAGCAATGAATCCAAGAGAAAGAAATAGAAACTGGCGTGGTCGATAAAATTTAGCTACTTTAAATTTGGGTCTTACGATCTGCTATTTAAAAAGAGGAATGTTTAATCCCGCCTTACCCAAAGCGGGATTTTTTTTAAGTTAGCTTCATAAGCTTTTTCCATTCTTTCTTCTAGTTCAAGCCTTTTGCTAATTGCAAACAAACCTGTATAAACACCATGAAATTTGTGCGTCTTTTTTGCTCTGCCATCCCTTAAATACCAACGCTCTAAATCTTTTGTTCTTTTTCTATCTTCATCAAGCCATTCAGTTTTATAGGAGGAGTCCATGAATAAATTAGTTGATTGGTTATTAGTAACACCTTCTCTTGAGCAAGAATTAAAACTCGAATTAGAGGAAAGGGCTATTTTAGTTTCAGAAAATCACAAAGAAACTGCAACTCTTTGTGCTTCTTTATGGAGACAAAATTGGTATAAAGATGAGATTTTAAAAAACTGTCTTGGAAGAATTGGAGAGCTAGAGGGTGAATTAGTGCATTTGCAACTAGAAAACTCTAGCCCTTGCTGGCGGCGTTTATTTAGAAAGGTATTTCGTCAGAAGCGGAAAACTTCGTTGCCTCCTGAGCTTGAATTTGTGATTGAGTCTTTTGGGGATTGATATTTCCAAAGGCTCCATTTCTAGTAGTTCCATCTTTACCTTTTGCATTAATCCAAACAACGTCAACTTCTACTTCTTCCTTCTTGCTAAAATCCCAAACTTTGCCAGCTTTTACTTTTTCTCTGTTATCACCAAGTGACATAAGATAATCACAAAAGGCAGGGATAGATGCAACTGGAATTGCTAAAGCTAATTGCTGCGGGAATTGACCGTCTTCATCAAAACCATTTTCACCTGTAGACCATTTAATTGGATAAGGAAGTGCAGGATGGAATTTGTACTCGTTTCTTGGCATTTTTTTGATTAAGTAAAGTGCGGTTTTTTAGTTGATTTAGAACTTGCTGTGCGGCGTGTTCAACTGCTTCAGGTGTCATTTTGATTTGCTAGCTAGATAAAGCTTGCTGCAAAAAATGGCCTTGTGCAGCCGTTGTAATATGTTTTTTTGAAAAAAGTTCTGATTTCAAATCAAATTCATTTTTGAAATTCTCAATTATTTCATTAGCTTTTTTTTCGTCTTTCTTTTTTAAAGTCACAAGTTTTTGAGATACTTCTTCTCTTAATGCTGGATTTATAAATTGATTATTTATAGGTTGTTCTTTTTTTATCTGTGCATCTGGTCTGGTTTGTGTTCTCGTTATTCCCGTTTTTTTTGGCAGCTCTTTTACATCGCCTAGCTCAGTATCTATTTCGGTATTTGTATCCATATCAGGTTCAATACCTAAAAGCATTTTTATTGCGTAGCGTCTTCCATAGGTCAAGCCACCACCCCATGCAAATTGTGGTTTTGGCCCCATGTTTTCAGGTAGGAAAAGAGGCATTTCGCTTTTAATTTCTTCTCCAGATTGAACATGTATTAAACGTGTAACAAGCAAAGTTTGTCCATGATCGTTGTATCCTTGCGGTTGTATTAATATCAAACCGTTAGCATGTAAAACGGGTTGTATTGTTGATATTAAATTTTCTAAAGAGCAATATTTATATTGAAATTTGCCCATCCCTGCTGTTTTGTCTTTTTTAATATCAGGGAGTTGTTTTTGAAAATTTAGCAACGACTCATAGAGAGTCTTGTTTTTTTGTTCCATAAGTGGTTGATGTAAGCTTTTGAATTTTAGTTAGATAATTACATAATGTCAATAAGATAAACTTAAAGGTGTAACAGAAATCTCTGCTCCAGGCAGTTCTTCTCCTTTTGCATATCGTTTTTGTGCAAACAAACACACCACCAAACTGTCATCTGCAATAACGCTGCCTCCTGCTTTTGCTGATAATCCATCTAAAGTACTTCTACATAATTTATCTATATCACCTGTTTGAGAACTTGTTAAAAATTTTGGTGCATTATTTTTTAATTTATCAGAATTTTTACCTGAACCAAAATGACTTTTAGGCCGAGGAAAAATAAATTCTAATTTTATCTTTACAGGAACTGATATTGGCTGATCTTTGTAGTATTCATAGGCTGTATATTTTATATCTTGCCGCCACGGTTTTACTTTTTTTGATGCTTCACGCATAGCACCCCACCGAGTCATAGTTTTACTGCCTTGTGCTCCTGGTATCCCAACGACTCGTAAAGAAATAGTTTCAGTCAAAACACCTCCATTGACTCTTTAAATTTCTGCCATGCTGCGTTCCATTTATCCAAACATTTTTCTGGTTCCTGCTCTTTACCAAAAACACATTTACCAGGTTTAGCCCAAACAGTTCTGCAACTTTCAACTTCTAAATCGTGATGTTTTTTTATGCCCTCGCAATAACTTCCTAGTTGGGCATCGGTTGAATACGGTTTTGCAGTTTGTTTGCCCTGAGTTTTTAAATCAATCAGAACTAACTTATTGTCTTTATGGTCATAGCCCAAAAGGTCGAGCTGACCACCTACGGATTTTTCTAAGTCACAAAGCATATGTTCAACGGCTAAAGGCTCAAAGTTTTTCCAAAATTCGTGTTCAAGAAGTGGTT